ACCTTAAGAATCGTCGTTCGGGATTCTCTTTCATGAGTTCAGCAGAAACAGTTAACTTAGCCACTATATCAAGTGATAGTAGATATGGGATTCTCTCTAAGTCTGGTTCCGACGCTAAGAAAATGTTTACTGATAAAGTGGTACCTATATCAATTAATTACCCCTTCTTTTTTAAACCTATACAGGATGGTATGGATCGTCCAAAGTCGGAGTTAGCATATAGAGTTCCAGCTAGTAAATTTACTCGTAAAAAAATAGAGGTTAACGAGAAACTTGAAGAGATAGTAGGTCTTGACACAACGATCGACTGGAAGAATACGGGTGATAATAGCTATGACGGTGAAAAGCTAAGTCTGCTAGTGCACGATGAGAGTGGTAAGTGGGAGAGACCTGATAATATATTAAACAACTGGCGAGTTACTAAAACCTGTCTAAGGCTAGGTAGTAGAATCGTTGGTAAATGCATGATGGGCAGTACCAGCAACGCATTAGACAAGGGTGGAGATAATTTTAAAAAGCTATTCAATGATTCTAACGTATCAAGACGAAATGCTAATGGACAAACGAAGTCTGGCCTTTATTCTCTCTTTATCCCAATGGAATGGAACTATGAAGGATTTATTGACGAATACGGACTTCCAGTATTTGATAATCCAGGTGATGATGAACGACTGGGACCAGACGGTGAACTAATAGATGTAGGTGTAATAACTAATTGGGAGAACGAAGCTGAAGGACTCCGAGACGATCAAGACGCATTGAACGAGTTTTACCGTCAATTCCCTAGAACTGAAGAGCATGCATTCAGAGATGAGACTAAAAATAGTATATTTAACTTAATTAAGATATACGAACAAATAGATTATAACGAAGGTAGTAGACATAACGCACACACTACTATTGGCAGTTTCCAATGGGTTAATGGTATACGTGACACACAAGTCGTATTTCATCCAGATCCCACCGGTAGATTCAAGGTAAGTTGGGTGCCTCCAGCCCATTTACAAAATAAATATATTATAAAAAATGGAATTAAATACCCTGGCAACGAACACGTGGGAGCCTTTGGCTGTGATAGCTACGACATTAGTGGTACTGTTGACGGTCGCGGTTCGAAAGGTGCTTTACACGGATTAACAAAATTCTCTATGGAAGACGCGCCTTCAAGCACATTCTTCCTAGAGTACATAGCAAGACCACAAACCGCAGAGATGTTCTTTGAAGACGTTCTAATGGCATTAGTGTTTTACGGTATGCCATTACTCGCAGAGAATAATAAACCTAGGTTATTATACTATTTACGCCGAAGAGGCTATAGAGGCTATAGTATGAATAGGCCAGATAAAACTTGGAAGAAGTTATCAACCGCCGAGAAAGAAGTGGGTGGTATACCAAACTCAAGCGAAGATATAAAGCAGGCTCACGCGGCAGCTATTGAAATGTACATACAAAATCATGTTGGACACTTAGGTGACGGCAACTACGGAACGGTGTATTTCAATGAACTGCTTAATGATTGGTCTAAGTTTGATATAAACCGAAGAACTAAACATGACGCTTCTATAAGCTCGGGTTTAGCAATCATGGCTTGTAATAGACATTTATACGCACCGAACGCAAAAGTAGAAAAAACACCAATGAATTTGAATATAGCAAAATACGATAATAAGGGTTTTAACTCCCAGATAATTAAATAAGCATGGCTGAGTCAGTATATGTAAATTTTCCTTCTCAAGCGGTTCCTGACCTAGAGAAAATGAGTCACGAGTATGGGCTCAAAGTGGCGCGCGCTATTGAGCAAGAGTGGTTTAAGGACTCTCATAGTAATAGGTATAATGTCTCGCAACAAAAGTTTCACAACCTACGGCTATACGCAAGAGGTGAGCAATCAATACAAAAATATAAAGACGAGTTGTCTATCAATGGTGACCTATCATATCTTAATTTAGATTGGAAACCAGTACCTATTATACCTAAATTTGTAGATATAGTGGTTAATGGCATGTCTGAGAGAATGTTCAGGATTAAGGCTTACTCTCAAGATCAATATGGTGTAAGTAAGCGAACCGAGTACATGGAGTCTATACAGCGAGATCTTGATTCGGCTGCGTACAATGATCAAGCGGCTAAGCATTTTAATGTTGATTTATACGAGAGCAAAAAAGAAGAGCTTCCAGATACACAAGAAGAACTAGATCTACACATGCAGCTTAATTATAAGCAAGCTGTAGAATTAGCAGAGGAGCAAGCTATTAGTGTATTGCTTGAAGGTAGTAATTACGACTTAATTAGGCGAAGAGTATTATATGATCTAGCTGTACTAGGTATAGGGTGCGTTAAAACTAGCTTTAATTGGAGTGATGGCGCGACCGTAGAGTATGTTGATCCAGCTAATATAGTTTATTCTCATACTGAATCTCCTTATTTTGAAGATATATACTATATTGGTGAAGTAAAAACTATTCCTATTAATGAGCTTGCTAGAGAATTTGATAATTTAACAGAGTCTGATTTAGAGGAAATACATTCTAGAAGTAGCAAGCGTAGTATGGGTAGACGCCCGCGCGAAATGGACAAGAACAAGGTTCAAGTTTTGTATTTCAACTATAGAACTTACACTAATGACGTTTACAAATTAAAGGAGACAGGCAGTGGAGGATATAAAGCGATTGAAAAACCTGACACATTTAATCCACCTGAAGACAAGCAAGTTGGTTACGCTAGAATGCAGCGATCTGTAGAGTGTATTTTTGAAGGCGCCATGATAGTAGGTTCGGATAAACTACTTAAGTGGGGGAAAGCTGAAAATATGATGCGTAGTAAGTCTGACTTTAATAAAGTCAAGATGAATTACTCTTTAGTTGCACCACGTATGTATGAAGGCCGTATAGAGTCTTTAGTAGGCAGAATTACTGGGTTTGCTGATATGATTCAGTTAACTCACTTAAAGTTACAGCAAGTTATGTCACGCATGGTTCCTGATGGAGTGTACCTTGACGCTGATGGACTTGCTGAAATAGATTTAGGCAATGGCACTAATTATAATCCACAAGAAGCGCTTAACATGTTCTTCCAAACTGGTAGTGTAATTGGTAGAAGTATGACGGCTGACGGCGATCCAAACGCAGGTGCTATGCCTATAAAAGAGATATCTAACGGTGCGGGTGCTGGGGGTAAACTACAAGCTCTTATAGGTAATTACAATTACTATCTCCAAATGATTAGAGATGTAACAGGTCTAAACGAGGCTAGAGACGCTAGTGTTCCAGATCCTAAATCTTTAGTTGGAGTACAGAAATTAGCTGCGGCTAATTCTAACGTAGCTACTAGGCATATATTACTAGCTAGTTCTTTCTTGACTACCGAAGTTGCTGAAGCTTTATCTTTGCGTATATCAGATATATTAGAGTATTCTCCAACAGCGGATGCGTTTGTTCAAGCAATAGGTTCTCATAATGTAGCAACTCTAAAAGAAATGTCTGAATTATATTTATATGATTTTGGTATATTTTTAGAATTAGAACCTGATGAAGAAGAAAAGCAACTCCTTGAGAATAATATACAGACAGCTTTATCCCAACAATTAATCGACTTAGACGATGCTATAGATATTAGGGAAGTTAGAAACGTAAAGCTGGCTAACCAATTATTAAAAATTAAACGTAAGAAAAAACAAGAGCGAGATCAGGAAATCGAACAAGAAAACGCGAAAGCCTCGGCAGAAGCGAATGCACAGGCTCAACAAGCCGTTGCTCAAACTGAGATGCAAAAAAATAAGGAAAAAGCTGAAGCTGAAACGCGAATAGAGCAGCTAAGAGGCGAAACTAAATTAAAGCATCTTCAAGAAGAGGTTAGATTAAAGAAAGAACTTATGCAATTTGAGTTTGATTTAAACCAACAGCTAAGAGATCAAGAACGGGAGTCTACCGAAAAAATGGAGACTATGAAAGAGCAAGGCAAAGATAGGCGAGAAAAAGTTAAACAAGCACCTAAAAAGTTTGAGTCTTCAGGTAATGATATACTAGGAGGCGGAATGGGTTTGGATAAGTTCACCCCACAAATTGGAACTTAATTAATTATATAATATTTTATGATGCAAGATGAGAATCAAACAGATCTTGAAGAGGTAATCAACGAGGTCGAAAACGAAACACCACAAGTGGAAGAGGTTTCTGAAGAGAAACCCGAACTTGATTTAAGTAAATTTGAAAGTAAAGATGATCCGGAAGTCTACAAAGTAGATTTAAGTACACCACCGACCAATGAAACAAACGAAGAGCCAAAAGCTGAAAAAAGTGACCCTGACGACACACGAGTGGCTGGAAGCGATGAAAGTCCCGAGCCCGCACAAGAACAGGAAGAAGTACAATCGGAAGGAGAAGTACAAGGAGAAGTACCAGTATTAGAAGAGGTTACTGAAGAAGCGGAAGAGCTAGCAGAAGAAACCGTTGAGGCTATTGAAAAAGCGGAGGCTACCGGAGAATCGCTGCCTGAGAATATTCAGAAGTTAGTTGACTTTATGGGTGAGACTGGTGGAGATCTTGAAGACTACGTTAGATTAAATAGAGACTTGGAATCCATTGATGATCAAGATGCTTTATTAGAATACTACAAAACTACTAAACCTCACTTATCTTCAGAAGAAATAAACTTTTTGATGGAAGATCAATTCGCTTATGATGAAGACGAAGATAGTGAGAGAGATATTAAACGTAAAAAATTGGCCCGAAAAGAGCAAGTTGCTGAGGCCAAGACCTACTTAGACGGGCAAAAGTCTAAATACTACGAAGAAATTAAAGCTGGAAGCAAGCTCACAGATGAGCAGCAGAAAGCAATTAATTTTTTCAACCGATACAATAAAGAGTCGGAGCAAAAACAACAGCGAGTTGAAAAGCAAACATCTAGATTTAACAAGAAAACCAGTGAGGTTTTTAACGACAAATTCAAAGGTTTTGAATACAACGTCGGAGATAAAAAATATAGATACAATGTTAATAATGCTGATAAGGTTAAGGAAACCCAAAGTGACATCAATAATTTCGTGAGAAAGTTTCTCGATGAAAACAATACATTAGATGATGCTAAAGGTTATCATAAGAGCTTATATACGGCCATGAACGCAGACGCTATCGCTCAACATTTTTACGAACAAGGTAAAGCAGATGCTATCAAAGATAGTGTTGCTAAAGCTAAGAATATAAACACTACAGCAAGATCTTCTCATGGAGAAACTCAAAGTGGTGGTTTAAAATTTAAAGTCCTTGGCGAAGACTCCAACTCTTTTAAGTTCAAAATTAAAAATAAAAAGTAAATTTAAAAATTAAACAAAATGGCAATTACAAGTGCAAGTGGACCGGATGCGGCTCCACGTAAACAAACGCTTGCCTCTAACTATGTAGACTTTACGTCTGCAGACACTGAAGGTTGGGCGCAACAATACCTACCGGACCTTATGGAAAAGGAAGCGGAGGTTTATGGTAAAAGAACAATCGCTGGATTCTTAGATAAAGTTGGTGCTGAAGAGGCTTCTACATCTGACCGAGTTATTTGGTCTGAACAAGGTCGTCTACACTTAGCTTACACAGCAAAGTACAAGGATTCTAACGATACGTATGAGATTGAGAACGATATTGACGGTAACGCTGTTACTACAAATCACGGTCTTCGTGTAGGTGATATGGTGATCATGTCTATTGCTAACGCGACAGCTAAAGGTTACGTTTCTGCAATTAACGAAGATGGTGATAACGCTGCTGAATTTACAGTACTATCTTATGGCGCTGCTAATATGGCAACTGCTTTAGGCTCTACAGCTACAACATCTGAGTTAGTAAGAGTGCTAGTTATTGGTTCTGAATTTGAAAAAGGATCTAATGCTCGTACAGCTGCTAACGCTCCTAATTTCAAGTCTTACTCTAATAAGCACATCATTCTAAGAGACTACTACGAAGTTTCTGGTTCTGATGCTGCTCAAATTGGTTGGGTAGAAGTTTCTGGTGAAGACGGACAAAATGGTTACCTATGGTACCTAAAGGCTCAAGGCGACACTAAGCAACGTTTTAACGATTACTTAGAGATGACTATGCTTGAGGCTGAGACTGCGGTTGATGGTGCTGGCGCTATCGGTGGTACTGACGCTTCTACAAGTGACGGTACACAAGGTTTATTCCAAGCTATCGAAACTCGTGGTCACCAAACTACTGGTATTACAGGTGTTAACGCTGCTACTGATCTAGCTGAGTTTGACGCTATTTTAGCAGTATTTGACCAAAACGGTGCTATCGAAGAGAACATGATGTTTACAGATCGTTCAACTAGCTTAGCAATGGACGACATGCTTGCTTCAATGAACTCTTACGGAGCTGGCGGTACTTCTTACGGAGTATTCGACAACGAAGAAGACATGGCTCTAAATCTAGGATTCTCAGGATTCCGTCGTGGATCTTACGACTTCTACAAGTCTGATTTCAAGTACTTGAACGACAAAGGTACGCGTGGAGCTCTTAACGATACGGTTAACAATATCCGTGGAGTTGTTGTTCCAGCAGGAGTATCTTCAGTATATGATGAGCAGTTAGGCAGGAACCTTAAGCGTCCTTTCTTACACGTTCGTTACAGATCATCTCAAGCTGATAACCGTAAGTTAAAGACTTGGGTTACTGGTTCTGTTGGTGCTGAGACATCTGGTGTTGACGCGATGCAAGTTCACTACTTGTCTGAGCGTTGCTTGATTACTCAGGGTGCAAACAACTTTATGTTGATGAACTAAGATAAGTATATTTGGTGAAACTACCTCTCCTTCGGGAGGGGTAGTTTTATATTAATTTTTTATTATATTATATTATGGCTAAAAAGCAAACAAAAAAAGTAGAGGTCGAAGAACCCTACGTAGAAGAAACAGTTGTTATGGAAGCTCCTAAACCGGAGCCAAAACCTCAACCTATTATAGAAGAACCAGTAAAAAGCAACGAGTGGGAAATCAAAGATAGAATGTACTATCTTAAAGGTAACAAAAGTCCTTTAACATACCTTATTCGTGGCAGTAACATACACTGGTTTGATGAAGAAAAAGGATATGAAAGAGAATTAAAATACTGTTCTAATCAAAGAACTTGCTTTGTCGACGAGATGAAGGGTGAACAACGATTAGAGCATATTATATTCCAAAATGGAACTTTATTTGTACCTAAAAATAAAACCGTTTTACAGAAACTACTATCAATATACCATCCACACAATGGTTCTTTATTTATAGAGCATAAGCCAGCAGAAGTAGCTGCTTATGAAGTAGATATTCTAGAACTAGAAGTAGATGCGTTAATGGCTGCTAGAGGTCTAGATATCGAGGTAGCTGAAGCAGTTATGAGAGTAGAGATTGGATCTGAGGTGTCTAGGATGAGTTCTAAGGAGCTTAAACGTGATTTATTACTATTTGCTAAGAGAAACCCTAGATTGTTCTTAGAGTTAGTTGATGACGATAACGTAATGCTAAGAAACTTTGGTATTAAAGCTGTAGAGGCTAACATACTGAAGATCTCAAAGGATCAGCGTCACTTCTCATGGGCTTCAACAGATAGAAAGCTTTTCACTATACCATTTGAAGAGCATCCTTATACAGCCTTAGCCGCTTGGTTTAAGACTGATGAAGGAATGGAGATATACTCCAATATAGAAAAACGATTAAAATAATAATCACTTAGTTGGGTGGCCACCCTTCGGGGTGGTCACTAAACTATAAAAAAACGAATTATGGCAGTAAGTGTAGACACGGTATATCAAAGAGTATTAGCTCTTGCTAACAAAGAGCAAAGGGGTTATATTACTCCGCAGGAGTTTAACTTATTTGCTAATCAGGCTCAGATGGCATTATTTGAGTCTTATTTTTACCAAAAAAATACTAGAGAAACGGCTGACGCTGGCAAGTCTAACGAAATTGACGAGTCTAATATAAGCGAATTACTTGACCGTAAGCTAGCTCCTTTTTCTATTTTTCAAACAGTAACAAGTGGTACTACGTTTCCAGCAAACGGAACTATATCAAGCGTAGCTAGACCAGTATTCCAATATGGCATGGTATTATCGGGCAATGAACCGTGTCAAAAAGTAAGTGTGTTTGAAGCTCAGCGACTAAAGAATTCCACTAGACATATGCTTACAACAGCTGGTCAAGCTCCCATATATTGTGATAGTAGAACTACGGGTGAAGACATACAGGTGTATGATGGCGGTGTAGCTCCAGTTTCTAGTAGCGTCACCGTAGAATGTTTTTGCATACCAAGAGACGTTGTTTGGGCTTATGTAGTTGTAAACGGTAAGGCATTATATAATAGTTATGCTGCAGTGGATTTTGAGCTGCATAGATCAGAGGAAGATACTTTGGTTAATAGAATATTGCAGCTAGCTGGTATAGCTATGAACAAGGTTGGTTTAGCAGATACGGCTAGTAATCTTAACCAAGCAGAACAACAACTTCAAAATCAATAATTAAATGGCAATAGCAAGAGACGCAGCGCAAGCATATTATGCAACTGGTGGAGATCACGGGAGCTATAGATATATTTCGCTAAACGAGATAATAGATTCCTTTGCAGCGACATATGTTGGAAAAGGAAAGTTATGCGAAGATGTTATTTTTCCTGATATTACTTTTCACGCAATTAGAGCTTTGCAAGAATTAAGTTATGACACAATCAAGTCTACTAAAGATTGGGAGGTTGTTATACCTTCTACGTTAGTTTTAGTTATGCCGCTTGATTACGTTAATTACGTAAAGCTTTCTTGGAGTGATAGTAATGGAATAGAAAGAATTATATATCCTACGAGTAAAACCTCTAATCCTAATAACGTAGATACAGACGCAACTGCTGACGTGCAGTCTTGGGGTGGTTGGACTACAGACGGGACCAACGATGATTTAGATTCGTCAGAATCATCAGATACTTGGACTAATTATCAAGCCGAAACAACAAGTGATATTGGGTCTGTAGATGCGGATGAAATGGATGATGAGTATGGTAATCTCGTGGGTGAAAGATATGGTATCGACCCTCAACACGCGCAAGCAAACGGGTCTTTCTTTATAGACGAAAGTGCTGGCAAGTTCCACTTTAGTTCTAATATAAGTGGAAAAACAGTAATATTAAGATACATAAGTGACGGTATAGCAGCTACAAGTGCTACAGACCAGTCGATAAGTCTTGCAAATAGTTTGGTTCCGAAATTAGCAGAAGAGGCTATATATAAGCATATACTTTATGGAGTCCTATCAGCTAAATCTGATTCAGACCCAAGCATGCTTGCTCGTATTAAAAAAGAGAGGTTTGCAGAAACTAGAAAAGCTAAGCTTAGGCTTTCAAATATTAAGCTAGAAGAATTAACTCAAATACTTAGAGGACAATCTAAAATAATTAAACATTAGAGCATGCCAGAGTTGAAGAAAATGTTCTCAGCCGCTAAGATGAACAAAGATCTCGATGAGAGACTTGTTCCTCAAGGCGAGTATAGAGATGCAACTAATATAGAAATATCGACCTCAGAAGGTTCTAATAGTGGAGTGGTTCAAACCCTAAAGGGTAATACCATGTATAACACTATGGCTAATTTTCCATCCCAAGCCGGACAGTATGATTTAGCCTCAAATTACCAGGGCACATGCGTAGGTTCTATAGCAGCTCCCGATAAAGATAAGGTGTATTACTTTGTTCATCGCGCCTTAAACACGGTTACTAGTGTTGAGTTAGATATAGCTAAAGATTATATACTAGAATTTGATACAGTTACTGAGACTATAAAGTACGCCTTTGTAGATATATACAGAGTAAATACTACGACTTCTGGAGTTACCGAGGCTAGCACTACGTTTTTTATAGCTGCTGGGGCTGGTAATAGCGAGAATCAGACAGGTATAAGAATTGGTATGAATCTAATTTATGGTTCTACCTATGATCTAACGAATAACATTGTTACAGTTACAGACGTAACTTATGATACAGATGAAAACAAGTGGAAAATAACAGTAGATACAGCTGTGACTATACCAGCTTCCGCTAGCATTCGATTTGAAGCAGATAGAGTTTTAGAGTTTAATAAAAATACTTTAATTACTGCGATAAATATTCTTGATGATTTTATATTTTGGACAGACAACGTTAACGAACCTAAAAAAATACATATAAAACGATCTATGCTCGGTACTGGTGGTTCAGTAGCTTTGGGTAGTATTTTTGAAGGAAATAATGCTTATTTCCATACACGTTTAGTTATAGACGATTCTGGTGTTGGAGATAATTATTACGTGGTAACTAACCCTGCGGGGACTCAACCTGTGTTTACTAACATACACAATGTAACGGTAATTAAGAAAGCTCCAGTAACTCAACTTGAGCTAGACATGTATAGAACATCTGTTAGCAGAGTAAATACGGTGACTGGTATTGAGAATAATGTATCAAGTATAGCGACTACCACCGAGTCATGGAGCGATGAGAACAGCTCTCTTAATACCGCGGGTAATCCAGTTCCAGTAGGAACAGAAGTAACCGTAAACTTTGAGGAACAAGTAGACTTTAGACTTGGTGACATTTTAATATTTGCACTTGAGAGCGCTGCTTTAGATGAGGATAATTTTGAAGAGTCTCTGCAGCATGTTAGAGCTGTAGTAACAGAAGTACCAGGTGATAATGATAATCCAGATATTTTATATCAAAACGGCTTTAAAGTAGAGGTTTTATCTATAAAGGATGATGTCGCTAATAACTGGGGTACAGTGGGTAATCCATGGAAAGTAAGACTCGAAGATAAAGATCCGTTATTTAACTTTAAGTTTCCAAGATTTTCTTATAGATATAAGTATATAGACGGTGAATACTCTACGTTTGCGCCATGGTCTGAGATAGCTTTTTTACCGACTAATTTTGATTATCAACCTAAGAGAGGTCATAATTTAGGTATGAAGAATGAGATGAGGGGATTGAAGATTAAAAACTATCATCCATCAGAAAACTCTTTTCCCCAAGATGTTGTAGAAATAGATATATTATATAAAGAAACAAACAAAACCGCGGTTTACACCGTAAAGACTTTAAGAAAATCAGACGGCTATCCATTATGGCCAGACACGAATAACTATCCCGATTCGCGAGGAGAGTTTGAGCTAGCTACAGATATGATTCATGCTGTAGTTCCAGCTAACCAATTATTAAGACCTTGGGATAACGTGCCAAGAAAAGCCTTGGGCCAAGAGATTACTGCTAATAGATTAGTATACGCCAATTACTTACAAGGATATGATATACCTAAAGAACCAACTATAAACACGAGCTTCGCCCACGTAGATATAAATGAAGAAGGTAATACTTATCCTTTGCCTTCTGTTAAAACTATGCGCGACTACCAAGTGGGAGTTGTTTTTAGTGACAGATTCGGTAGAGAAACACCCGTGTTAACAAACAAGGATTCATCTATAAGATTAGATAAAAAATATGCTAAGTATAAAAACAGGATAAAAGTACGTCTAAGCGGCGATTCAGAAATTCCAAGTTGGGCTGAGTATTACTCTTTCTATATAAAAGAAACTTCTGTAGAGTACTACACAATGTCTATGGATCGTTGGTATAACGCTTCAGACGGAAATATATGGTTGTCGTTTCCTTCATCAGAAAGAAATAAAGTAATGGAAGAGGATTTTTTAATCCTCAAAAAAGCACACGGTTCAGGAGCTATTGTTGAAGAAAAGGCTAAGTATAAAATATTAGCTATAAAAAACGAGGCCCCTGATTTTATTAAAACAAGGAAACTTAGTTTAGGCAAGATAACGTCTCAAGATGACATTGGTAGCAGCGGAAACGGGTTTCCTTTAGTAGGAGTAAAAGGGGTTAATATAGCCACAAGTGCTTTTAAAGAAGCTTATGGCGAGTCGTTTACTGCTGATCGTGATTATGAAAGACTATTTATAAGAGTTTGGGCTGGCAACGAAGCTTCAATGCCATACGAGGTAACTAATATTGCTGATTCTGGAACTAACTATACGTTAAATCTGTTACACCCATTTGGTGAAGACATGAGCATTACGTCTACTAACGATACTTACGAGAGTCGTGTAGATGGCATAGGTATTGAGCTCATTGATTACAAAGTACAAAACTTACCAGAGTTTGACGGTCGATTCTTTGTTAAAATATATAAAGATGATGTATTAGAAAATTATGTTGCTATTAACAGCGATATCGACTATTATATAAAGCAAGCTTGGAAATTAGGTTATATAAATAACAATGGCTACGTAAATGCTGGTACAAGAACTGGAGGTAATTACTCTGGTGGTTTTGAAGGAGCTTGCCCTGTGTATCCAGTATATCCGTACAATAAGTACGGCGTAGATTACCTCGAGGTAACTAGTGAAACTGAAGGAAATCCTCAGGCGTGGCAAAAGCACTATTCTTCTTGGGAATATGATTACGCAAGATATCATCCCACGGAGCACAATTGGTATGAATTATCGCAAGACGCTAACGAAGCTTTTACTGGAGCTACGTCACAAGAGTCTACATATAACAATGGCGGGCGCTATAAGTTCTTAACTGGTACTGGTGAATGGCAATTAGCTGGAGTTAAGGATAATATGGAAGACTGTATGGTAAGGGCTATTAATGGCTTTGGTGGTTGGGGATCAAATGGAATTGGTGGCGAGGGAAATACTTTTACCAAGTACGCTAAATACTTTTGGTGGTATACGCGCCAACACAAAGCGTTCTGGATTGACGCATGTACCGCAGCTGTTTACGGTGGTAGAGGCAATACTGGTAATAACTTTCGACCAGGTACTAAATATACGCCTCATAAATATTTAGATCAAAATCCAGACGATAGTGAAGTTTCTTATCTAGGATTTACCGTGGCAAATGATGAAGGTTTCCAAACGCATGGAACATTTAATCACAATTTCTGGTACGAAGAAGGAGAACTTGGAGTTAGCGACGACGAAGCGGGTGTAAGCGGTGGATATGCGCTTCCTGGAACGGAAGGACCATCCATATCATCAGGATTTGATATGACTAATATTCTTTGGTACGGTTATACAAGTGATGGTAACTGGCACCACGGTGGTAATACAGCACCTAGTAGAGGTATATGGACAGATGGCGGTGATTGCTTTATGGATATTTCGTGGAACAGCTTTAACAATCGCGGAAATGAGTGGGCAGTTAATTCAGGTATGACTGGAATACCATCTAGACTTTCTGACGATACTGGTGCCGTAGCTCCTAATGGTTCTACAACAACTAGTCAAGGTGATATGCCAGCTGAAGCAGCTTGGGAATTTATAAAAGAATTTGTTACGCCTGGGACTAAGTTTAGATTTAAGCGCTGTCCTGATCAGCAGGTATATACTATAAAAGCCTTTACCAGTAGCACGACGGATATTGGAAAATATAATGATTGGGGTTTTTACGGCGATAATCACGGTAACTCCTTATCACATCTCCAAAGAGGTACTTATGGTATAAGAAATGTTATTGTGGGATACTCAAGCAGTGACGACGAATCAGACGCATCACGTCAGTATTTTACGAGTTGGAATAATAGACAAAGGTGGACTGTAAGGGTAGAACCTATGATAGGTGGCGCAGAAACAGAGTGTGGTTATAATCCAATACACGGTACTGATCCGAATTTAGTTACAGATTATAATGATTCTAAATTTAGAAGAGCCCTCCAGCACGACGGTTTTGGTAATAAGTCTGGTTATGATGCTATAGAAATATTAACTCCATTTAATACAGGTGAATCTTCGTATTCTGATAACCCGGCTGTATGGGAAACAGAACCTAGAGAAGCTGTTGAGTTAGATATATACTACCAAGCATCGCATTTAATACCTGTTAATTTAAATTCTAAAACTATTGAAGAATATATCTCTATAGGATCTAAGTTTAAGATTAATGGTTATATCCCACTGCAACAAGGTGGCGCTACGCCAACAACGACTACTCACACGGTAACTGGTCTAGATGGGAATGTAGTAACGTTCACGCCTGCTATAAGCACATATGGAGCGTCTTCAGTTGACGGTAATGTAAGCGGACCTGGTTTGGCAATTAATGATTATGTTGAATTTGAAACTCATGGAAATACTATTTCAATATCATCCACGACTAGTGCCTCTGAAATAGGCGCTACTAGCATGACTATTAGTACGAATTCATGGGAAGCACAGCATAAACTTGGATGGAGTAACTGTTGGAGCTTTGGTGACGGGGTTGAATCTGATAGAATTAGAGACGACTTTAACGCTCCACAATTAGATAATGGAGTTAAGGCCTCAGCTACATTGGCTAACAAAAGTATTAGAGAAGAGCATAGAAAATACGGTTTGATATGGTCGGGTTTATATAATTCTAATTCTGGAGTTAATGATACGAATCAGTTTATAATGGCTGAAAAGATAACCAAGGAAGTTAACCCATCACACGGTAGTATACAAGCACTAAAAGCTAGAGATACGCAAGTTGTATTATTTTGTGAAGATAAAGTATTACGCGCTCAAACAAACAAAGACGCTCTATACAATGCTGACGGTAATCCTCAATTAATAGCTAGCAATAAAACTATAGGTGATATAGCTGCATATAAGGGAGATTTCGGCATATCTACAAATCCAGAGTCTTTAGTTGCTACCCCATATAGTATGTATTTTACCGATGTAATGAGAGGTAAAGTTTTAGCGTTATCTCCAGAAGGCGTAAGAGCTATATCTGAGCATGGTATGAAAGATTACTTTGCTGATACTATGAATTCATATGTAGACAAGGCTATAGGTACATATGACGAGAGAAAGAACGAGTATAATATATCTTTAAATAAAAAGTATAGACACGATCAAAAACTACCTACTGAACAAATCACCGTTTCATACAGTGAAAAATCAAAGGGTTGGACTAGCTTCAAAACGTTTTATAAATCATATGACACTTCACCTGCTGAAGTCCAGGGCTTAGAGCATGGGCTTAGTTTAAATAACAACTACTACACGTTCTTTGATGGTCATATATGGAAGCATCACTCTAATGAAACTAGGAATAACTTCTACGGAACACAATACACTTCTGATGTAACTGTTTTATTTAACGATCAACCAGAGGCTGTTAAGAGTTTTAACACAATAAACTACGAAGGCTCTCAAGCTAAGATAACAAATTGGGATGACGCTGGTTTTGGTAGTCAATCTGGCGCCACTGATGGAGTAGGGTTTTACAATAACGATTCAACTACCGGTAGCGGAGCCACAGCGGGTACCACAACTGTTAACAATGTTAGCGACAGAGAATACTTTAATATACCTAACACTGTTAGCGGATGGTATGTAGATAATATCGCCACTAACTTACAAGAGTGCGAAACTCTAGAGTTTAAGGACAAAGAGGGCAAGTGGTTTGCGTATCCAACGGGTGCAACAACAAACATCGATAATCTTGACGAAAAAGAGTTTTCTGTTCAAGGTTTAGGTATAGCAACAATGGATCATAGTAATGATTCATATGGCGCAACTATAACAATAACTACTAACGACAGTTCTACCGCATCAGGTGGAGCATCATGGGATTAATATATGGCACTTTACTATACAATAGCAGACACAAAAACAATTCAAGTTGGCGACAATTTAAATGGCACTACTTCTAATATAACTATTACGCCTATAAATCCTGACACGGATGTACATAGCGGATATTATATACAAGCTAGTAATTTTAAAGTCGGTGGTGGAGAAGAAAGCAACGGTAGTGGAGTTGCTGCAACAGGTACCAATATATACGAAAATATATCTGACACGTGGAATGTAGATACCGGTGTAACTAAAGTTACTTTTACAAATAATAGTTCTACACCTGGAGATATAAACAATACCGTTAACGCGGCCGTGTTATTTGGATCAGTGACTCCAAGCGCAACAGGTAATATAAATATAGATATCGACGAAAAAACCGACAATCCTATACAATTAGTACCTGGTAGAAAAGTTTGTTTTCAAGTTTGGTTGCTGTATGACACAGATGTAGTATATAAATTTTATCAGCCATCTAGCAATGTAAACGAGTGGACAGAGGCTGCTAATCCATATTTAGGAGTAACTAGAACACAGACTGACGATGGAACTACTGACGGTTGGATTAAGTATACATTTGAAGGCACTATAAATAACTATGTTGAAAGTCAGAGTTATGACTTAATTAGAGTTGGTACTTTACGGGCTAATCTAGGTATGGCTATAGATTCTACGCCAAGCGTCTCAACAGGTCCAGTAGAGCCCGACTTTAGTGTTTACGACTTTTACTTTACTGATAATCAAACTGATTGGAGTGGAACGCCGCCTATATACACGGCTGCTTATAACCACGCATCTTTTCAGGTTACGAATTCTAGTAACCAAGCCTATATAATTGGTACAACACTATCTTATAATCCTTTAGATCAAGATGGATATTCTGAGCTAGAAGAAGGGGATTTTTGTGGTTTAGGACATCGTTTTAGAATACAGCAAACCTCATTTAACCCTGATGAACCCGAGGAAGCGTCTGATGAAATAACTAGTGTCACGTTCCCAGCTACTCTACCTAGCACATCTGCTCAGGAAACTATAACAGTACACGGAGCTGTGGGAGCAACATACTCTTTACACCTTCAGAAAATGGAAAGCACTACAACTACTAAGGTAAATGCTACTAGTGGGTATTATAGTTTCTCAGGAGGATTAAGGGGTTTTAAAGATGTGATAGCTCGCCCTAAAACTAATGAGTTTACTATAGGTAACTCTGGTAAAAAGTCACATAAATTTATACTACCTAGAAGTAGTGACGAAGAAAGATACGAAGTATTTGTGACTCCAGCGGGGACTACTAGCGCTAGGAGTAGTGTGCCCACTAAAGTTGGAGAGGGTACTATTATTAGAGAAGGTATAACTACAGTTACTATTCAAGCTGAAGCGGAAACAGATGCTAATTGGCAGTTGAGTGCAGCTGCAAGCGAATCTGATGTTACACCTGTGATAACAACGTCTTTCTCACGTAGAAAATCTGCTAGAGGTCAAAAACACGATAGCGTGACTGCAAAAGCTCAGTCAGCAGTATCTGCTTCAACTAAATTGATATTAGAAAGAGCAGACAGTAGGATACAACCCGGCATGTATGTTATAACGCCTATGGCTGGTGACGGAGTGCCCTATAATACGACTGTTAGTTCTGTTAAAAATAAAAACGTAATACTTAGTGCTAACTGTACTATAGCTCAAGATGCTAATGTTTTATTTGAAAGCAACACCAGTAGAATAGTCCCTTTCAACTTAACTATACCCGCTGGCTATGGTGACGGTACAGAGCTTATAGCTTCTGATCCCGCTGACAATAGAACGTTTGACAACGACACGGGTAACTGGGCTGCACTTGATACTACTGGTAGTGATGTATCTATAACTAGAGATGGCACGAAGCTACAAGTAACCACATCGACAGATAATGAAATAGAAGGAGCTCAGTTACCTATCGCGCACGTTGGAGATGGAAGTACCACTTCTATTGTAGCCGGCAAAAGCTATCGAGTTTATATGAAATTAGCTTTAACTAGTGGAGCAACAACTATGGCTACACGATTTAGTATAGGTGGGACTGTTAGTGATGCGTTTACTATCACGACATCAGAAACAGCTGTTGAAAAAGTTATAGTTGCAGCTAATAACACTGATGCTTTAAAAGTATATAACACCTCTCTCACGAATTGCGTTTTTACGGTAGATGACGTGTCAGTAAAAGAAGTAACTTATAAAAATTTAACAGCTACTAATAGCGATCCTAATACTTCGCTAGGAGGTACATCATCTGGTTCAGCTACAGTTGACGGAGCTACCACAAATAGCTTATCCGTCGTAGTTGATTCGCCTGGCCAAAGAAAGGTTGTAGTGGGAATGCTAGTAAAGAGTGACGAGATAATAGGTTCCGCAGTGGTAGCAGCAGTAAATCTTTCTACTCGTACTATAACTATGCGTACTACGCAAACTCTATCTGATGGTAGCAAGCTGACGTTTGAGAGTGATCCAGCTTTAGAGGGTACATCAAGCGCCGTTACAACAGGCGGTGTTGATCTCTTGCATACTCACGCTACTATATCAGAGTCAGGTAGCGTAAGTAACCAAGAGGTTGCTCAAGTATACGGGTATCTCAAAGTAAATAATCCAAACAACAGCGTTACACTACCTTTCTATTTAGACAGTATACTAACGTCTGCTTCATTCTAAAATAAAATAACATGCCAATAATAACACTGGAATTTACGCAGCCACTAAATGCTTCGTGCGAAGTCGGTGATACAGCCTATTACGTTAACACTAGTACCTCGGAAAAGGCTGGCCATGAGAGTAATGGTTTTACTATTAATAGTACAGACCCAGTAGCAATAGGTACTATTATAGAAATAGCTGATAGAGAAGCTACACCAACAGTTAAGGTTTATTCTACTATAGCTGGATGGAGCGGGACGCAGAGTCGATTTATATTTTTCTCTAAAGACAATAAAGCTAATTTAAGCTCACCGCTTGGATATTACGCTAGTGTAAAGCTAACAAATGACTCTACAACTGAAGCTGAATTACATGCGGTCGGTATGGATATATTCACTAGTAGTGCGTGATACTGGTAAATAAGCGCTAAAAAGTGTAACTATATCAATAGAAATTTAATATAATGAACACAGACGATATTGATAATCAAGCAATAAACGATCCGCTATCTAAGGAAGAGTTAAGAAAGCAATTTATAGAGAAAACTGAAGAGCTAGGTTTAAAACACGCTTTCACGTTTGATGAGGCTTGGGAGGTTGCTCAAGAGCTTAGACGTAAGCAAGAATTTAGAGAGAAGATAACTGATCTTCACGAAGAAATGGTGCAAGGTGGTGGATTAGTTGGAGAAGACGCCGAGAGGGTTAATCCTACAAAACACACGTTTGCTGGCGGATGTTATATTAGAGAGATATTTAATCCCGCTGGGATATTGGTTATCACTAAGATACATAAAAAAGAACATCCCTTCTTCTTAATGAAAGGCAAGATGTCTATATTAACAGAGGATGGTATAAAAACAATAGAAGCACCGCACCACGGTGTAACCCAACCCGGCACTAAAAGAGCTATATACGCACACGAGGACTGCGTGTTTATTACTGTACATGCTACAGATAAGACAACGCCTGAAGAAGTTGAAGAAGAAGTTATAGCTAAAGACTTTAATGATAGTGATATATCATTAGAGAGTGATATAAACGAATTAAGCAAAATAATAGATCTTAATACAGATTTAATTAAAATGAATACACGATGAGTTTTGTAACAGTAGCAACTGGCGTTATAAGCGCTGGAGTAGGAGTAGCCAAACTAGTACAAGGTAGAAAAGCAGCTAAAGAAGCTAAGGAGCAGGCTGATCTTTCTCGTATAGAGATGGATAAGCAAAAAGAAGCTTTTCAACAACTTGACACAAGTAATCCATATTTGAATATGGAGAATACCATGGAAGACGCTACAGTAAACCAGCAGGCAGCCGAGTTCGCTCAACAAGGTGCGTTACAATCTCAAGCTAACGTTATGGATAAAATGCGTGGTGCGGCTGGAAGCTCTGGTATAGCAGCGCTTGCGCAAAGTATGGCTAACCAAGGTTCTATGGACGCGCAAAAAGCCGCGACATCTATTGCCGATCAAGAAGCAGCTAATCAGAAAGCTGAACGTGCAGAAGCGTCTAGATTACAGGGTCTTGAGAAACAAGGTGAGATGCAGAAGAGGCAGATGGAGCAAGCTAAGATTGATTCCCTTATGGGTATGGCCGCGGGTGATGTTTCGTCTTCTCAAGCTTTACAAGCAGCGGCAATGGAATCTCAAGGCCAAGCTATGGATGATATAGCAGGCGGAGCAACTACGGCGATGGGTGGTATAGGATAACGAGATTAATAAAAAATAATTATGTCAGAAGGAATATTTACACCGAATTACGGATTATCAGAATTTACTAGGAAAGCAGTAAAAGAAGCTGGAGTAGGCGGAGAAAAAGCAGCGAAGGCTAGAGCTCACCTTGCTAAAGCAGACATGCTTGGTAAAATAGGGGCAGGTGTTGATACTGTAGGTAAACAGGCGGATGAAATGGTTGGTAGTATAAAAGCCAACAACGCTGCAAAAAAACTAGAGGAGGAAAAAGCAAAATTAGCAATTGAAGCCGCGGAGGCGGCGACGCGTGGACAAGAGGGAGATGATAGGTATATGACAGCTGTCGGACCTGGTAGGGATGAGTATTATGCTCAAGAAAGAGCGGCGGCTGGAGACACCTTGGAGAATTGGGAAAAGCGTGGTAAACCACTGTCTGAGAGAGTATCACTATCTGGTAACTCACCTGTCGAGATGAAATCACCTGCAAAATCCCTAAGTGGATTATCTGAAGTGCACGATAGCCAGAGTGAAGAGCTACCAGCTTTTGATGAAGCTGACTTAAAATGGAGGGAGGGCTTTTCAAAGATGAACGACCGTCAGAGTTGGGCATCTCCAGAATTATATAGCCAGTTCCAAAGTATGGAGAGACGCGAAAAAGAAAAGCACTTAACTGCAATTAGAAATAAAGATAAAGCAGGCGCGGCTAAGGTTTTAGCGGATCAATCTGCCCGCGCAAACGCGCTAAAAGATATTCAACAAACCATGACAACTGCTATGCAAATAGATAAAGACCATGGGTGGAATGTAATAATAGAAGGAGACGACGATCAAGCTAAAGGTAATAGAGAAATCCTAAGCGCACTAGCATCTAATGATGGTACTGCTAAAGTGGCGTTAGATCCAGAAAGTGGTGAGATGGGTTTTACTCTTGGGGAAATTGATCCTGCGACAAGTAACCCGCTGCCGAACATTGATCCAATAACAGGTCAACTCATTGGCACTCCTAAGGTGTGGATGCATAGAGAGATAGATGAGTTAATAAGTGTTGGTACACGTCCACTACATAGAGAAGAGACTTTCCAAAATGGGATAATGGAAGCTAACGCACTAGGTACTGCTGGAGGAGAGTTTGATGCAGATGCTAGAAATAAGATAAACAAAGGTAAAATTAAAGAAGAGCTTATAAAGAATCCAAAGGTTGCTAGATCTATTCTTCATGACACTTGGGGTGGCGATAACACGCTTGCGGAAGATCTTATGGAAGGTAATGTTATTCAGAACATGGACTTTAGATTAAAGATGCCTAGAAGCTTTGGTACTTGGAAAAGACCTTTACCAGATGGCCCTGCTATCAATGAATTAGATGTAGATAACGATGGGTTTTTAACTGCAGCAGATTTAACTCAAGGTGATGTAGCTCGCATCCTTCAAGAGTTAGAAAAACGTGAGCACTATAAATTACTAGCTGAGATTGCGGGTGACTGGATGACTCGAAAGGAGCAGAATGTTCACGGGCCAGCTAAAGCAAATTACGATGCTCAACAGGAGCAAACCGCGAAACAGGCTGAAGCTGATAAATTAAGTCAGATGACAGAGCAGCAGCGAATGGATTACTTTAAAGCGCTAGGTGACGCAAGATACTTTAGTGGTAAAACAGCAGCTGAAAAGATCGAATACTATAAACTAAAAAGAGCTAAAGAGACAGCAAATTTAAACGCTTAAGTAAATTAAGACTAATGATTGATAACGAGTTAGAAGAAATTGTACTTGCTATGGAACAGGCTGGGGAATCCCCAGAAGCTATTGGTCAAGTGATAGAAGAATATGAGGCAAAAAAAGCCCAAGACTCTCAGGCAAGCCCAAACGGGGAGTCAATGACTCCAGGGCAAGAAACAGGAGAGCTACCTTCTACTACGGAACCTACAGAGGAAGGCTCTTTATTAGCTGTAGAGCCTGAAGAACCTCAGGTTTCCGATTTAGATACTAGTATTAACTTGGTTACACTATCGCAAGAACAAAGAGACGGTGTAATAAAAGATGCTAATCGTAGTGTAGCTGAATATTCTCTTGTAAAAGAAACTAAAGGCAAGGATACTGAAACAGTGAAGGAGTGGATTACAAGTAATCCAGATGCAATAGAACCTCCACAAATGTGGAATGAGGGGCTTAAGCATGAGTTTAGAGTTCAAAAAGCAAACGAGTCTGGGACATTCTATGAACATGTTGATCCACGGGAAACTGTGGGGTCTATAAATGCTAGTAGTGCTTTGCAGGAATCCCGTAGAAGTATGGCGATGAACAAGCTTTTCAAAGAGAAGGTTGAGTCTGGAGAGCTTGAGGAAGATCAAGTTAAGAACTACGTGTTAAGTTTTAGTGATTGGGATAAGCTTAAAGATATAGAGCAAACTATAGATTTAGAAGATCCGAACGTTAAATCTATGGCTGTTCAAAGCACTATTGATACTAACTTATTATCTAATATAGAGAAGAACGTAGAGGATCAAGCTCAGGCTATGGATATAGGTTGGTTCACATCATCTGACGAGCAAGATAAATTATACGAAAAGGCTCAACAGCGTTTGGTTGAAGTTGACGAAAAAATAAAGAACGTAATTAAAAAATCTCACGTAGTTGGTGGTGATATCGAAGCGCTAGACGCTACTTTAGCGACTCAGAATAGTTGGCTTAAAGAAACTGGGGATAGATTAAACGATATCAACAGCCAAGCTCCAGCTCCAATGGCGCCTATAGGTGCTTCTGAACAAAAAATTGAAGAGCTACAACAGCAACACGACGCAGCTATATTACAAAGAGAGAAATCAATTAAGGAATATAGGGTTAAGGAAGAGGAATACAACAAGAATCTCGAAATTAGAGATAAGTATGTAGGACTTATCGAAGGTTATTCTAACGAGGTTCAGCAATTAGGTTTAGACGAAAAGGAGCTGCGTGTTTACGCTAAATCTATGGGTAAAAACTATAGCCAAGGAGCTATGATTGCAAACAGTTTAACCTCTGGTACCGTAGACTTAGTGCAAGGTTTTGAGCGAGGTCTTTATTTAGTCAATCCAGTTGGGTTTGCAACCGACGTTATTGTTAATCAGTTTGAAGGAGAAAACAGAGCTCTAGCTAATAACGTAGCAACAGGAGTACGTAACACTATAGGCACAGTGGCTGGTGGTCGCATGTATACTAAAATGGACCCTAACGATAGAAGCGCTAGAGAGTGGATGCATGACGGTGTTGACGGTTTTCAACAATATATGCTAGATGAGGTTGTTGGAACTCCTATTGCTTATGATGATATAAAAACAACAGCTGATGGAGCTGAATGGTTAGTTAATTCTATAGCTACAAATCTACCGCAGATAGGTGTTGCTATGGGAACTGGTCCATATGGTATAGCTATACTAGGTACTAGCGCTATGGGTAATCACTATGACTCCATGCAATCTCAGAAAGACTTGTATATGAACTCTTCTGGTTTGTATGGAAACTACTATTCAGCTCCTAACATGCTCCTTACATCTGCTGGCGTAGGTATAGTTGAGGGTGTTACTGAGAAGTGGACGGCTAATCTAGTATCCGGCGTAGGAAATATTGTTACTAGAGGTAGCAAAGAGATGATCCACCAGTCTCTTGGTAGAAGAATGTTAAGGGGTGGTCTTACATACCAAATGGAGAGTATTGGTGAGGGTGGTTCTGAGATTTTTGCAACCGTAGGACAAAATGGTCTTTCTATGTTAAGTGGTGATAAGTCTGTCGGTTTGTTTGATGGCGTTGCACCATCGTTTATCACTGGCTATACTATGGGTAATATAATACAAACACCCTCACTAGCTAACGCGGCGTTGTCTCCATTTGCTTCACAAAAACAAACAACCACCATAGACGCTAACTTTCAAAAGATTGAGAAGTTAAAACAAGAGCTGTCTACTCTTGATAAAAATAACCCAGCACACGTAGAGCGTTCTGAACAGATATATAGAGATGTAGCCGACGCGGTTTCAGAAAATGCTGATGTTATAGCTCAAGACGTAAAGCGTGTTGATATAATGACTAACACCGATAAGCAGACGTTAGTTAATATAGAATCTGACAATAGAAAGCTACGTCAAGCTGTGTCAGAAGTTGCTCTTGATCAATCGTTAGATGCTGCTGAAAAGAAAGAGCAGATAGAGGTTATTAATAAAAAGATTAGATCTAATAAAACTACTAAAGAGAATATAATTGAATCTTATCCAGATAGCGCTGCTAATGATAACTACATAAAGGAGTATAATAAGATTAAAGCTATGGCAAAGAAAGCTGAAGAATCTGGAGCTCCTCCAATCAGAGTTAGAGACGGTTTAGAGCAAGATATGCAAGCCTTTATTAAGGAAATGGAGGATATAGGTGCTATTGATGCCATAGCAGCTTCCGAAGGTGGAGCTTTACCTTATGGAGCTATGGTACCGGTATTAAATAAGAAAGGTGAAGTAGAGAGATTTGAGTTGTTTATAAATAGAAGCGCGGTAAATGAAGACGGTGCTTTCGGAACTCAAGCTCACGAGTTTATGCACGCAATCTTGTATAACACATTAAAGCAAGACCCTGTGAATAGAGAAAGGATGGGTGATGAGGTTGATAAAATACTTCAAGGTCCAGGGGTAACGATAAGTCCAAAAGCCCAAAAGAGTCTTGACAGATTAGACTTGTACGAGTCAGAACAAAAAGGCGAGGAGATTGTTGCTATTGTTTCAGAGTTGATGGCGGAAGGAGAGATCACGATAGATAACACGGGTGTGGGTAAATTTAAAGATATGTTTAGAAGATTTACACAGCGTGTTGCTGGTAGAGATATATCTTTCGACACAACTGATGACGTGCGTAACTTTCTAAAGGACTATCATAAGTCTATGCGTAAAGGTAAGTTGGACCCTCGTTTATCTCGTATGCTATCTAAGGGTGCTAATGGTGATATAATTAAACCTAACGAAGTTCTTGGTGAGAAAAAGGTTAAAGAAAAAGTTGTTGAAAAAGCTAAAAGAAAAGCTAAGATTGACTTCTCTAAAGCTGTTGATTCAAACATAAGATCTAATCCTGATCTAATGAAGACTTTCGACACGTTCACTAAGAACGAAGACGGTACGTCTAAACATGAGAGCCAAGAGGATTGGGAGGCTAGTCCAGAATATTGGGATGCGTATTTTCAAATAGTAGAAGGAAGAGCTTTAGACGGTTTGATTCAGCATAAGATGACTGAACTTGGTTTACCACCTGAAGCATTAAGAGAGTTTACTAGAAAAGTTAAGGAAAAGATTGGTGAAAGATTTTTACCTACAGTAGATAAGGCTACAGGTAGAGTAAAACCTGAATCTGGATATAGGGTTTCAAATAATAGTTTATTTGGTTGGTTAACTGGTGTCGCTGGTGGCGGCGGTATGTCTGTTATATACAGAGCTAAAGGTGATGTAATGGCTGAATACAAGGCTTCTGGTGCAGCCCAAACGTCGTCATTAGACGCTGTGATTGGTGATAACATGGTTGTTGGTGACGTAGTTCAAGCTGATATTGATAGTTCTATTGAAGCTTTTGAAGAGATGGATCAATCCATAACACGTGAAGCACGTGAGGCTAGAAAACCAAAAAGATTTGTTGATACTATAAATCTTGATGAGACTATACAGAAAAACATTGCAAACGCCGTATCTAAAGCAAATATAAGTACGGAAGGCTTAAACTATAAAGATGTTAAAAAACTAACCACCAGTAAAGACGCCCCATTATCTAACGTATTAAATGCTATAGCAAGTGAGTTTGGTATTCCACCAAGTAAGGTAGTAAAGCCAGCAGATTTGAATAAAGCTGAAAGAGAAGCAGCGCAGCAGTATATTAAAAATAACTCAAAGGCTTTGCTAAATATGCTGCCTGAGGGTGAGACTAGAAGCGGCGAGGCTACAGGTGTGGCTAATACAAAACTAAAAACTTTTTACGAAAAAGGTGAGAGGTTAAAGTACGCGGAAGGTGCCACTGCTGCCGGAAAGTTTGCTCAAATAAAAAAACCCGATATAACAGTAGAGCAATTTAATGAGGTGTTTGGTATAAAACCAAACGGCACTTTTGATTCTAGTAGAAAAAACGATGGCGCTATAAAAGCTTTAGTTAATCAAGCCGCTATGATAACAGCTAATCAAGCTATTAGAAAGAACGCTATTGAAGAGGGGTTAGATACAGCTAGTGATATAGCAAAGCTTGGTGAAGGAAGATCAGAAGCTATGTTTAGCAAGAGAAGTTACGATGATAAATCTAGCAAAAATGTAGATAAAATCTTTAATGAAAACTTTAAAGAAACCTATATATATCCTTTAGGTACACTAGGTGCTATGTTTGGCACCAAGAGAGTTCCAAACAAACAGGTTAGCCGTGTAAAATCAAACGGAACTATTGAGAAGTTTAATACTAGAGATCTTCAAGCTTCTTTCAGTGAAACAGAAACGTACGATCAAGCTGGTACTAGGGTTATTAATACATTTGTAGAGTCGTTTCCTCAGTTTAGAGATTTAATAAAAATCACTATGACCGGCGGTATAAAAGGTGGTTTTTTTCAAACAGTAGGTAACTTCAATGACAAGATAAAAAGTACTGATGTTGATCAAAGAAACCCAGGCAAGTCGGATTATAACAAAAAGAGAAGGTTTATGCCTTCAGTGTTCAATAAGATAGGCACTAAGGATTTCAAAGAAAACCAAGCTGGAAGATTACCTTTACTATATGATTTCTTTAAAGCTGTTGAAACTCATTTGTCTCAATATCCTGATGACGTGTGGATGTTTGAAGAGATGCTTCTTGATACTGGTAAGCAGCAAAATACTTTGACTAGAATACTAGCGCCTTTTGCGTTCTATACTATAGATCCTAAAACAGGTAAACCAGTATTTAATAAAGACGTGGTTGAAGAGCATACCGACCCACAAAACCAAATTGGTAAATCTTTATTAGCCGCGGCTTTATATGGTAAAGTTGATCAAGTTTGGAAGGTGGTTGGTAAGTCATATATGCAAGGTTCTCTTTTAGAAACTGGTGACAAAAAATTAGGCAATGCAGGTCTCGGAAACACTATGCCAGACGTGTATTTTGAAAAAGTTGTCCCTAGATTGCTAAGTGAAGAGCTAAATCTACCTAATGGATATTCTTCTTTAGCGAGATTGTCTGTAGCTGGTATAGATCCAAACTCTATATATTTAATAGAGGCTGATATGACAATGGCTGAATTTTTTAAAGTAGATAAAGCTGAAAACATAGATCAAGCTAATAACTTAATTATACAACAGTTATCTGGAGAAATAACACCTGAGTTTACCGACGTAGTATCTAACCTAGTAACTCCAGAGCATGTTAGTAAAACACGAATTATAAACAAGGCTATTGAGGCTTCTGAGCAAAGCAAGGAACCTAAAGGAATAACAGTGCTTGATTTTGATGACACGTTAGCTACAACAAAATCCAACGTTCTATATACAGCTCCAGATGGTGCAACGGGTAAATTAAACGCTGAAGAGTTTGCTAAGCAAGGATCTGATTTACTGTCAGAAGGTTATAAGTTTGATTTCTCCGAGTTTAATCAGGTTGTTGATGGTAAGACGGCGCCGCTGTTCAATAAAGCTATGAAGCTATCTGATAAGTTTGGAACAGATAACATGTTTATCCTTACTGCTAGAGCGCCTGAGTCTGCGCCAGCAATAAAAGAGTTTCTTGATGCTCAAGGCTTGAATATACCACTTGACAACATAACTGGTTTAGGTAAGTCAGAAGCCGAGGCTAAAGCGTTATGGATAGCTGAAAAGGTTGGAGAGGGCTACAACGACTTCTACTTTGCAGACGACGCAATACAAAATGTTAAAGCTGTCAAGGATATGCTTGATCAGTTTGATGTAAAAGGTAAAGTTCAACAAGCTAAAATAGATTTTAGTAAGCGCGCTCCAAAAGAAATGGAGAATATCATCGATGAAAAGCAAGGTGATTTAGACTCTGACTTTAATACTATGCTTGAAGAAAGCAGAGGTATAGGAAAACAGAAGAGATTCTCTGCAGCTAAAGCTAAACAAAGAGGAAAGAACAAAGGTAAGTTTAAATTCTTCATTCCACCTTCAGCGGATGATTTCGCTGGATTGATGTATTACTTTATGGGCAAAGGTAAAACAGGTAATCAACATCATAAGTGGTTTAAAGAAAATTTATTCGATCCTTTCTCTAAAGGTATAAGACATCTCAATGGCGTTAAGCAAGCTGTAGCAAATGATATAAAGCAGCTTAGAAGTGCTATGCCTGAGGTTAGGAAGAAGTTAGGTAAAAAGCTTAAGAACACGGAGTATACTCACGCTGATGCTATCAGGATTTACAATTGGGATAAGGCCGGTTTTGATATACCTGGTTTATCAGAAACAGATAAGAACACCATAATAAGAGAGATCAACGCTGATGCTCAGTTGAAAGCTTTCGCCGACGGCGTGAACTCTATAAGCAACATGCCTGGTGGTTTAGTAGAACCTGGTGAACACTGGTTAGGTGGAACTATAGCTTCTGATATGACAGATGCTTTAGAAAATGCCAGAGCTACATACTTGCAGCAGTGGAAAGAAAACGTTGATATAATATTCAACGAAGCTAATCTTAATAAGATAGAAGCTGAATATGGTTCTAATTTCAGAGAAGCGCTAGAAGATATTCTGTTTAGAATGGAACACGGAGGTAATAGATCTCGTGGAGCTGGAAGGTTATTAAATAACTTTACGTCTTGGATACATGGTTCTATAGGTACAACTATGTTCTTTAACGCTAGATCTGCTGTACTTCAGATGATTTCTAATGTTAACTTCATTAACTGGAGTGATAACAACATGCTGAAGGCAGCCGGAGCGTTCGCAAATCAACCTCAGTATTGGAAGGATGTTGCTATGATTTTTAACTCTCCTTTCTTGAAGCAAAGAAGAGCTGGTCTACAGACAGACGTTAACGCAGCAGAGTTACTAGCTCAAATCAAAGATTCCAAGAATAAAATGAAAGCCGCTACAGCTTATTTATTACAACTTGGTTTTACGCCTACGCAGATTGCGGATAGCTTGGCTATTGCTACTGGTGGTGCTACAATGTATCGTAATAGAACAAAGACATATGTAAAAGAAGGTATGTCTAAAAAGGATGCTGAGTCAAAAGCTTTTAAGGACATGATGGAGATTGCTGAAGAAACTCAGCAGTCAGCAAGAGAAGATAGAATATCTCAGCAGCAAGCTTCTCCTCTCGGTAAGTTTATATTAGCTTTCCAAAATACACCTATGCAGTATAACAGACTTATTAAGAAAGCTGCTATGGATTTAGTTAATGGTAGAGGAGATCAAAGAGCTAACGTATCTAAAATCGTTTACTATGGAGCTATTCAAAACGTAATATTCTATGGTTTGCAACAAGCTTTATTTGCAGCTCTATTTGGAGATGACGAAGAAGATGAGTTAACAGATAAGAAAAAGGAGAGGATAATAAACGGAATGATGGACACATTATTACGTGGAGCAGGTATAGGTGGCGCAGTGGTGTCTACTATTAAGAACGTTGTCTTAAAGTTTGCTAAGGAAAGCGAAAGAATGGATGACACAACAACTAGGTTGGATAAAGATGGTAATGTTATAATTGATCCAGAAACTGGTCAACCAAAATTGTATGACAACTTCTTCACTGATCCAGATTGGGGCAACGTAGTTATTGAAGCTTTAAATATATCTCCACCAATAGGTATTAAAGCTAGAAAAATATACAGTGGTTTAAAAACATGGGAGTACAATAACGATGTTATTGATCACATGAGCAAGACTGATATTGATAACCCAATATATGATGCTGTTTTCAGTGGAACTGAAGCGGTTACAAACTTACCATTAAGTAGACTATACAACAAGTTCCAGAATATTAGTGAAGCAATGGATTCTGATCATGAAACTTGGAAGCGGGTTGCAATGTTATTAGGTTGGAGTAAGTGGAGTTTTGGTATTAAGAACCAAGACGTAATGACAGCTAAGAACGAGCTTAAAGAAATTAAAGAAAAAGAGAAAGAAGAGAAAAACTGAAAATGTTGATTTATCCCTAATTGACGAAGTATATGAACTACTTATTGAAAGAGGCATTTTATCATGAATTTAAAAGAAGAAAAAGAACTCAGATCGCATATAAGATCTTTAATCCGCGTTGTTAAGCAGAAAAGAATAGATGAAGAACAACAATTGCGCAAT